AAAATCCACGGTCGTGAATTCCGTCTCATCAATGATGATTCGGTTGAAGCAGTCGTGCAAGACCCGCGTGGTTATACGCGCGCTTAAGGAAAAATCATGGATGAGAATTACGAAAACCCGGAAGTAGATATTGAAGTTGAGGGCGATGAAATTGAAATTGATGTAGTTGACGACACGCCCGAAGAAGACCGAAACCGAAAGCCGTTGGAAAAGGAAGTAGAAGACCCGGCTGACGATGAAATTGAACAGTACAGTTCAAATGTACAGAAGCGCATCAAGGAACTGTCTCACGCACGGCACGATGAACGTCGCGCTAAAGAAACCGCAATGCGTGAGCGCGAAGAAGCACTTGTTATTGCACAGCAAATTATGCAAGAAAATCAACGGCTTAAGGGCACGTTGAAGCAAGGTGAAGAAGCATACCTTGAGGCGGCAAAACAAAAGGCGGCTATTGAATATGAAGTCGCCAAAAAGAAACTGATTGACGCAAAGTCAATTGGTGATATTGAAGCCGAGGTAATGGCTCAAGAAGAATTTAACTCTGCTCAATTAACTAGAACAAAGTTAAATGAATACAAAATTAATGCTTTACAAGAAGAAGAATATAATGTAAATACGCAGCAACAAGTACATCGGCCCCAAGTCGATGACAAAGCCAAGCAGTGGCATCAAGCCAATCCTTGGTTTTGGAAAGACAAGGTTATGACCGGAACCGCTCTGGGGCTGCACGAAGATTTGGTCGCATCGGGTTATGACCCGCGTGGTGATGATTATTATCGGGAACTCGATTCCCGCTTGCGTGACATCTTTCCCAGCCGTCTTGGCAAGACCGAGCAACCTGTGGAAAAGAAGCGCCCCTCTTCGGTGGTAGCACCTGCCACGCGAAGCAACCCCTCGAAACGAGTTGAGCTTAAGGCTAGTGAAGTTGCTATCGCCAAACGGCTTGGCTTGCCCTTAGAAGTTTATGCAAAACAAAAGATTGAACTGGAGAAGCGTAATGGATAACCGCCGCCCGCGTAGCTTGGATAATCGTGAAACCACAGAGCGCAAGAAGTCGTGGACGCCGCCGTCAACATTGCCTAACCCGAACCAACAGGATGGTTATTCTTTCCGTTGGATTCGTGCCAGTTTGATGGGTGCTGCTGACCCAACCAATATGAGCGCGCGTCTTCGTGAAGGCTGGGAGCCTGTGAAGGCTGAAGACCACCCGGAATTGATGCTTAGTCAAACAAGCGGAAATGTTGAAGTCGGTGGCCTTACGCTTTGCAAGATGCCGAATGAAATGGTTGAGCAGCGCAACGAGTATTACGAAAAAATCAACCGTGACCAGATGAGTTCGGTTGAACAAAACTATATGCGTGAGAGTGACCGGCGTATGCCTAAGTTCTCTGAGCGCAGTTAATTAACAAACAAGGAGTCAAAAATGGCTTATCCGACTGTTTCTGCGGCTTACGGCTTCAAACCCGTAAACCTGATTGGCGGGCAGGTGTACGCTGGTTCGACCCGCAACTACCCGATTGCTTACAACTACGGCACCGCAATCTACTACGGTGACTTCGTCACCATTTCGAGTGGTTTGATTGTTCAGGCTACCAAGCCCGTCAGCACCACCAACACCACCGTTGGCGTGTTCTTGGGTTGCTACTACACCAACCCGACCACCAAGCAACGTCAGTACGCTCAGTACTATCCGGGCAGCGTTCTTGCCGGTGACATCACTGCAATCGTTGCTGATGACCCGGATTCGGTGTTCCAAGTGGCTGTTACCGCTAGCGCATCTTCTACCTCGATTGCTTCGGCTTCGCTGTTGAACCTTGGCGCAAACATGGCTGGCAACACCCTGACCGGCTCGGCCTCGACCGGTAACGGCGCTGGCGCTCTGGTTGCAAGCACGTCGAACGTGTCTGGCGGCGGTTTCCGTGTTCTGGGCTTGATTCCTGATAGCCAAATCAGCAACTCGGCCACCACCGTTGGTAGTTCGTCTTCGACCAGCTTGGCTATTACCGGCGCAACCGCTGGCTTGGTGATTCCGATTGGTACCGATGTGTTTAACGTAACCAACGGCCAGTTGAGCTATTCGGGCACCGCCACCACCGCTGCCTCTACCGTTGCTGCTGATGGTACGGCCACCCTGACCGTTGTTTCGGCAACGGTGACCGCTGGCACGTTGGCGCTTGTTCAAACCCCTGAAGTTCTGGTGAAGCTGAACTTCGGCGCTCATCGCTATTACGTTGCTTAAGGAGTAATAAAAAATGGCTATTTCTCGCGCACAGTTACTTAAAGAACTGCTCCCCGGCTTGAACGCCCTGTTTGGTTTGGAATACAAGCGTTACGGCGAAGAGCATAAGGAAATCTACGAAACCGAAACTTCGGAACGTAGCTTCGAAGAAGAAACCAAGCTGTCGGGTTTCTCGGCTGCTCCGGTCAAGAACGAAGGTACGGCAATTCGTTATGACAACGGTCAAGAAGCATGGACCACCCGCTATAACCACGAAACCATCGCTTTGGGTTTCTCGCTGACCGAAGAAGCAATCGAAGACAACCTCTACGATTCGCTGTCGGCCCGCTACACCAAGGCTCTGGCCCGTGCTATGGCTTACACCAAGCAAGTCAAGTCGGCTAACGTCCTGAACAACGGCTTTAGCGCCGCATATCCGGGTGGTGATGGCGTTGCTCTGTTCTCGACCGCTCACCCGCTGGTTTCGGGCGGCACCAACAGCAACACCCCGGCTACCGCTGCTGACTTGAATGAAACCTCGTTGGAAGCCGCAGTGATTCAAATCGCTGCTTGGACCGACGAACGCGGCCTGCTGATTGCTGCTCGCCCGCGTAAGCTGATTGTTCCCCCGGCACTGCAATTCGTTGCTACTCGCTTGTTGGAAACCGAACTCCGCGTCGGCACCACTGACAACGACATCAACGCGCTGAAGAACAACGGCTCGATTCCGGAAGGCTACACCATCAACCACTTCTTGACCGACAACAACGGCTGGTTCCTGACCACCGACGTTCCGAACGGCATGAAGCACTTCGAACGTATGCCGCTGGCTACCTCGATGGACGGTGACTTCGATACCGGCAACGTGCGTTACAAGGCCCGCGAGCGTTATTCGTTCGGCTGGTCGGACCCGCTCGGTATGTTCGGTTCGCCGGGTGCGTCGTAATAAATGTAGTAATAAAGGGGGCTTCGGCCCCCTTTTATTTTTGTTTATTTCGGTGTATAAACGTAAATACCAAGATTCACTAATTGCTTACTGACCGGCTTGGCGGACTTACCTCAAAGACAGTAAGCGCAATTGAGGATTTTATTATGGGATTCGCAACTCATTTAGGCCCGTGGCTGCTGGGTACTGTTAAGAACACTACCGGCACCACTGTTGGTTCTATTGAAAATCTGGGCGCTACTGTTTGTTCACAGACCTTCAAGAAAGATTATACCGGCCAAGCCGCTTCGGCCACCACAGACACTATCTGTGTTCTACCTGCTGGCGCTCAAATTAACTTCATTCACATTGACACTCTTGTGGCATTTACTGGCTCAACTGCCGCTAACGTATCTATTGGCGATGGCACCACAGCAGCTTTATATTGGGCTTCTACAGACGTAACTTCACAAGGTCGTTCTGCTATTTCTAACGCATCGGCTAAGTTGGCAAACTGGTGTGGTGCTGCTACTACCGCTTCTCCTAGTGGCGCTGGTATTGGTTCAACAGACGTTAAAGTTATTGCTACCATGACCCCCACTGTTGCGGCTGTTACTGCGGGTACAGTTCAGTACACCATTATTTACACTGTTGCTAACTCCAACGGCGCACAGCTTCCTTCTGCGTCGCAAGCCTAATAGGGGCGCATCATGACGATGCAAACTGACGTTAAGTCGACGCACCTAAGCGCCGCCGGTTCCTACTACGGGGACCGTACCAGACTACGGGGCATTGTTGTAAACCCTAAAGCGTCTACTGCCGCTACGTTTGAGATTCGTGACGGTAGTGCTACTGGTGCGGTTTTGTTCACGATGGATATTGCCAGCATTGGCACCCCAAATACTTTTGCCATTCAAGTTCCCGGCGAAGGTATTTTGGCTAAGACCGGGCTATATCTGACCTTATCGGTTGGCTCAGTTACCGGTATCACGGTGTTCTATGGCTAAGACCCCGGCTTGGACGCGTAAAGAAGGCAAGAACCC